AGGAGGGTGTTTGCGCCCGCCGGATCGTTCCGCACGTCGATCAGGTGCACGGTGGTATTCGCCGCGGGGAAGTCGGAGAACAGGCTCGCCGCGTCGACCGTCAGGGCCTGCGCCTCGTCGAGCGTCCGGTAGTCCCGCCGGCGAACGTCGGACACGTCGATCGCGTAGCTCTCGGGCCCGCTGCCGTTCGCCTCCATCGAGGTCGACGAGGACCAGGCGGTCCCGTCCAGCGAGATCCTCGAGGGCGGGTAGGGCCGCCGGATCCGATTGTCCATCAGGAAGGAGGTCGCGGCGTCCGCCGTGTCCGCGAGCTGGTCGCTGCGGGAGAACGGCAGGAGCTTGACCTCGACGTTGTTTCCGGCCGGCACGGGCGAGTCGGAGAGCCCGCCCGCGACGAAGAGCAGGTAGACCGGCGCCCCGGCCGAGTGGGCCTGCTGCACGGAGTCCATGACCCCGCGGTAGACGCCGTTCAACTGGACGTTAGCGCCGCTCGTCTGGGCCGAGGTGACGAGCATGAACTCGCCGTCGACCAGGATCAGGTTGACCAGGTTCGTCCCGAGGTCGGAGGGGTCGGTCGAGTCGGTGAAGAGCGCCTCCAGCGAGTCGCGCAGGTCCGGCCCAGGCGCCATCGTCAGAGACGTCAGGGGAACGGCGGAGCCGATCGGAACGGACGACGAGAGCCGACCTACCAGAAAGAGGCCGTACACCGTCGCGACCTCGGCGAACGAGCCGGAGGGCGAGCCGACGGCGTGGCGCTCCGCGATCTTGAACCCCACCTCGGGGCCGACTCGGCGCGCGCCAGCCCACACCTTGTCGAGGATCTGGCCGCCGGTGAACGGGTCGCGGCGCACGAAGGCGCGCGGCGCCTCGAACACGGATCGGTAGACGAACGGCGAGAGCACGTCCTGCGGCGGGGCCCAGTCGGTGGGGCCGGGGGGCGCGAAGGAACCGGACGCGGTCTGGAACACGTCCTGGATCACGCTGAGCCGGATCCGACCGTCGGACAGCTCTCCGTAGTCGACATCCCCGACGCGCATCGGGAGCTTCACGAAGCTCTCACCGCCGATCGCGTAGGTGAGGGCCACGACCTGACCGGGCTGCACGGAGTACGCCGTGCGGTTGGCGACGATGATCGCCTTGGCCAGCGGGTTCGACTGGGCCCTTAGGCCGCGCCAGGCGAGGTTGTTGGCCAGGGTCGCGTCCTTCACGCCCGGCATGTCGAACTCGACGGGGATGATCCGTCCCTGCAGGATCTGGATGTTGGCCCCGTCCTGCGCCAGCGCCGACGTCTCCTTGTACTCCTCGGCGCGGTCCACGAACTTCACGCTGACCTGGTTCGTGGTGTCCTCCCAGGCCCCGCGCGCGAAGGACTCGACCTCCACGATGTTCGCCGTCGTGAGCTGGGGCAGGGCGTTCACGTCGTAGCCGCCGCGAGCCAGGTTGCACTGCCACTTGCCGGCGAGCTGGTTGAAGAAGACTACCCCGTCGATCTGCTGCTCTATGAGGCGCTTGATCTCGATCGCCGGCGTGGGTCGATCGAGCACCATCGAGAATCCGTTGCCCTCCGAGGCCAGCGTCGTCGCCGCGGAGGTGAACGAGGACACGTCGATCGAGGAGGCGGACTGCTTCAGGCCCCACTCGACGTTCGTGAGCAGCTCGTACATCACGTTCATCGGGTTGGCGTCGGCCCCGGCGTTGACCGACGCCGTGCCGAGCCCTAGGCCGTTCGGGATGCGACGCAGCTCGAACGCCCAGGGCGCGATGGAGGTGCTGTTGCCGAGATATAGGGCCTCGCCCGAGGGGACGAGGTAGCACGTCCGCCTGTAGGTCGGCGTGACTCCGCCGATCGACTGAAAGCCCGGAGAGGGCTCGAAGCTCAGGGTGAGGCCCGTGCCGACGCCGGTCAGGCTCGTCGTGGACGCGGGTGCCGTCGGGAAGACCGTGTACTCGCCGCCGTCGAGGAGCTGGACCGAGGTGACTACGCCGCTGCTGACGATCGCCACGCGAACCTGAGCCTTGCGAGTCGAGGTGCCGCCCTGGACCTCGACGATCTCGTCCGCGACGTAGCCTGTGCCGCCGCTCGAGATTTCGGCGCTCGCCAGGGCATTGTCCGACAGGTACGAGGACGCGAGCTGAGTGTCGGTTCCGCCGAAGAACTGGAGAGTCCCGCCGATCCCGCCGCCGTCGGCCTGGGTGCGCTCCCCGCCGAAGAGCTCGGGGCACTCCACGTCGACGAGTCCCACGTGGGTTATAGGGCTACCGGACGAGGAGAAGGCCACGGTGGCGCCGGTCCCGCTGCCGCCGGTCGTCGCGGCGGGGCTCGAGGGCAGGGACTGGTAGTCCCCGCCGTTGACGATCCGGATGGTGAGCGGCCGGCCGCTGCTGTTCACCACCAGCACCTGGACTCTGGCGGGGGTGCCCGTGCCGCCGACGAGCGTCAGGAAGTCCCCCACCTTGTAGCCGCTACCCGCGACTCCCGGGAAAGCGTCCTTGATTCCCCCGGCCGTGAAGACCGCGACCTCGTTGATCCAGATAGTCCTGAGGTGGTCCACGGGTCCGCGGCACAGGGCGAACTGGACGCCGAGGAAGTAGCGGTAGCCGATGACCTGCTCCTCCTTGGAGAAGAGGCCCGTCTTGATCTCCTTGGTGATCGCCTCCTGGCGGAAGTCGCCGTACCAGACGACGTTCGGCCCGCGCATCTTGACCGTGCCCCAGATGAGGGGGATGACCCTGGACTCCGTCGCCGTCGGGAAGTCGAAGTCCCCCAGGGCGGCCGGCTTGGCGTCCTCGATCTTCGGCTTAGGCCGCAGGAGCTCCGCGGCCACGAACAAGATCACCTGGACGGCGAGCCACTCCCAGAATCCCACGTCAGCACGTCTCCGGATCGAGGCCCTGCGAGAAGATGTTGCGCGTCGGCACGAACGCGAAGCCCTGGAAGTCCACCACGCGGTCGAACTTGTCGGAGCAGGTCTGGATGGAGCGGTCGCAGCCCGCCCTCAGGATCACCTGCTGCCCGAGCATGGGGCTCGTGAAGGCCACGTGCAGCGTCAGCACGTCGCCGGACTGGGTGATTATCATCCGCGCGTCCAGGCCGCTGAGCAGCTCGACGCGACCTCCCGTGAACCAGTTGGCCCCGAACGCCCCCGCGCCGGGCACGGTGATGGTGAGCCCGGACTGAGCGGAGACGAGGCCGGTGAACTTGAACGCCGGATCCTCTGGGTTGACCGTGCAGAGCCCGCCCTGCGCCGCGTCGTATAGGACGTTGTTGCACAGGCTCCGATACGAGAAGCGTGGGATGATGCGCGAGAGGGCGGACAGCGCGGGGTCTACCGCGATCCGAGCAGTCCTGGCGTCCGAGGCTCCGGCGAACGCGATCGAGCGGACGAAGCCGTCGAAGATCGTGGCGAGCTCGAGGTCAGGGTCCCCCCGGTGGTAGCGCTGGATCACCAGTCGCGCGCGCTCGGGCGGGACTCCCGTGACGTACCGAGAGGGCAGCTCTCGGTCCGCGGGCATCTCCACCTCGAGCGTGGCGTTGCGCTCCTCCTGGCCCTGGCTCACCCGCCCGCGACGGATCGCGATCGCCTCGTAGTTGTTCCCGCCGACGACCTGGTCGTCCTCCGCCGACGTGAATCGGTAGGTGCTGAGCGATAGCGTGAAGGTGTAGAGCTCTACCGGGCGCCCGGACTCCTGGGAGCCCTCCTGAGAGAGGAAGGTCACTCTAGTACCGTCCGAACAGGCGCGAGGATCCGCTTCGAGTGCCCGCTGCGCTCGTGGCGGATGACGATCTCGTCGGAGTCGAGTCGCACCTTCTCCACGAACGAGATCATGTCGACCTGAGCGGGCGTCAGCGTCGAGGGCCAGGCGGAGTCGACGGTGATCGTCTCCTGAATCGGAGTGTTGATCGTCGAGGACAGGATGGTCCTCAGGAACGGCGAGCCGGATCCGGCGACCGGCACGACCCGGATCACGTTCTTGGGCTGGCGGCTGCGGACGAAGTTGGTGTAGCCGACGTTCTGGACCGCGAGGGTCGTCTGTCC